AGGACGCGTTCGTACAATGCGAGCTCTATTAACAACAACAGTCTCAGCAAAGACATGTAATTGCTCATCGTTTTTATTGACAATTTGCCATAACTGCTCGCTATTCTTTCCTTCATAGCCAATTAATGGAGTGCCTATAGCACAATCAATAGTCAAAGCCTTTGTACATTTTCCAAGTTTAAACTTCTTCGCCGCAGCTTTAAAGCATCCTGCTAAGCATTTTGCCGGCATATATATACCAATATCCTCTTGATAATATAGACCTCCTTCGAATTCAATGCGGGCCATCGCAAGATAATGTTCATCCTTTTTATCTCGAATTTTCGTAATCTCTTTAAGTTTTTTTGCCAATGGATTCATAGGGTTGCATAATCTATCACTATGCATAATTAATGGAGATAATGATTTTAAATGGACTTTATATTTCTTTAATGTATTCATTTTGCTTCTTCTCCTAAGTTGAAAAATAATATTAAAGCGAAATCGAGAAAATAAAGCAAAAGATTTTTCACATATAAGATTTATTCATTTACATATAAAAATTTAATTTGCTATTTTGAAATTAGCTGATTCTTGAGCTTCGCTAGCTCTCGGCCGATTTCATACCTCGCCAGTATGGGCAGATATTTACTGATTCGCCATCAGGACGTATTCAACCTATTGTTGAGGTATAATCATGTCCTTTCCTACAGGTATTACAAATATCCAAAATATGGCCCCCGAGCTTCCTGTGCAAGCAGCTGAAGACTTATTGTCTACGCCAATGTTTAATCTTATCCACTCTTTTGGTGTGGATTTACATCATGCCGAAGCTTATATCGGTAAAACTACACGTATGTCACGATTTGAACGCCTTTCTACTGACGGTGGTCAGCTTGATGGTTCTGGTATTGATCCCGCCTCTGAAGTTCCGGTTCGTACCGATATCGATGCTACAATGGAAGTTTATGCTAAATCCATTGCAGTCAATGAGCAATTAGTATTATGGGAAAACTCAAAAACTCTTACAAAGTTCACAGCATTGCTTGGACAGTGGTTAAGAGAAAAAGAAGATCTACTAATGCGCGATCTTTTCAGTTCTAGCGTATCCTATATTAATGCAACAGGTGGCACTAACGGCGATCAACCAAGTAACATCTCATTGAATGATGTAAACAATATAGAACAAATTTTACTTGGTAATGATTCTCGTACTATGCTTGTAAGCATAGATGCTCAAAATAAATTCAGTACAGGTCCTACCCGTGATGCTTTTATTGCATTGGCTTCAACTAATTTAACTTCAGATCTACAGAGAGTACAAGGAGTACTTTTAAAAGCAAATTATCCTTCACAAGAAGGTTTGAGACCAGAAGAATATTGCTCTATTTCTCGTTTCAGGTTCTTTGTTTCTTCAAAAGCTGCAAGAACTCCAGGTGTTTCAACAAAGGGAAATACCGTCTATACAATCCCTATGTATGGTTTGGAAGCAGCAGCAAAAATTGAACAAAATAATTATACAGCCATCATTGGTTATCGTCCTCCTTGGGTTGTATCATCTGTGGCTCAAAATAGCCAATTGTATGCGAAGTTTGCGATTGCTAGAGCGATTACAAACCAAAACTGGATTTCTGGTTTAAACGTAACAACATTCCAAGCTTCATAAGGAGATATCATGCCTTTTACTATTGTTACTCAAGGTACTTTTACACAGCCTGCAACTGCTGTTAATCAAATAATTCCTCTTCCTTCCGGTGCGGATTATTTCAAAACTATTAACTATACACAGATGAATCTACAGGGTTCTGTATGTGTAGGAGGTGAATGGTTTGGTGGTGGTATTTCTGCTATTAATGACGGGATCAGATGGAGAAAAGCCGGATCTAATGTCATTAATATGGATTTATTTTCCACTTCTACAGCATCTAATGGCTTTACATATGTTACAAGCTTTCCTGCACCACAGGCAGCTTTAACAGGTACGACTATTACTAATGCCAGCCCCGCTGTAGCTTCAGTAGTAAATACTTATTCTAATGGCGATACTGTAGTTATTTATAATAGCACTGGCGCTCTTATGTATTCAGGTATGACATTTACTATTTCCAGCGTTTCCGGTTCTGGTTTTACATTGCTTGGTTTAAACACTCCAGGCTCCGCAGCTACAGCATTCCAAGTCCGAAGAGTTAATCAATTTACTCCTGTTGAACCTTCTTTCTTATTTGTGACCGCTATTACTCAAGCTACACAAGCTCAAGTAACAACTTCACAAATTCATAATTTGGTAGTAGGACAAAAAATTGAGTTCACTATTCCAGGATCTTTTGGAATGGTTCAGCTTAATAATTTCAATCAAGCACAAAGTAAACCTCCAATTGTTACAGCCGTTATCGATGCTTATAATTTCACAATTAATGTGAATACGACAAATTATACAGCATTTGCATTTCCTGCATCTAGTGGATCGCCAACGACTCCATTATTTGCTACTCTTGCACCTGCTGGACAAGCAACAACCTTTAATCCAATTACAAATGTTACTACTGGGTACAATTTTACAACGGTGCCCTTTCATTCCGGCGTATTCATTCCATATATGTACGTGCCCCAAGGCGCTAATTCGCCTGGAGGATCTGCTAACGATGTCATCATATGGCAAGCATTCAAGATGGAAACAGGCACCATAAATGCGCCTAATCCATCCTAATAATATTTAAAAACGGGTTACCGGAATCGGTAACCCGTTTGAATGTAAATCCGCTTTACATTGGGAAAAATGACAGTACCTAATAATGCTAATACTTATCTTCCTCCAGTTATTCAAATACCAAGCGCATTGGAGATTACAGCTATTTCAAATTCTAATCCTATGATCATCACAACTTCCATGAATAGCGATCAAGTTAATACGTATATACCGGGACAGAAAGTTAAATTAACAGTTCCTGTGACATTTGGAATGTGGCAAGCAAATAATCAAATTGCACAAATAATCGCTGTTAATGGAAATGAATTAACATTGAATATTAATTCAATTAACTTTGATCCATTCACAATACCACCTCCGGGCAGTTTAGGCCCTGCATCAATTGCACCTTTTGGGTCCCAGAATTTACAATTTTCTAATACAACGAATTTGATCGGATTTCAGAGTGCTAATAATATTGGTAATTGAGGTATTGAAATATAAAAAAAACTGCATTATAATCCCTTAAAAAGGGGTGTAAAATATGAAAATATGCAGTTGCTGTAAAATAGAAAAAGAACAAAAAGAATTTGGTAAAAATAAAAATAAAAAAGATGGACTTTGGGTCTATTGTAAAAAATGCGTAAGTCAAAAAGGAAAAGATGAAAGAGCTAAAAGACCTGAATATTTCAAGGAAAAAAGCAGAAAGTTTAGAAAAAATAATCCTGAAAAAATTAAATTATCTTTTAGAAAACATTATTTAAAATATAGAGACGATAAAATAAGATGGCAACATGAATATTCACAAAAAAATAAAGAAGAAATAAAGAAAAGAAATTATATAAGACACAGAACAACAGAATTCAGAGAAAAAGCTAAAAAATATAGAGAAAAAGTTAAAGAACGAACTAAAGTTCAACAAGAAGCACATAAAATGGTTTTATATGCTCTTAAATTAAATGTTTTAAAAAAATCTGAAACATGCGAAATATGCAAAGATACTTTAAAATTACAAGGCCATCACAAAGATTATAACAAACCTTTAGATGTACAATGGCTTTGTAAGAAATGTCACTATAAACAAGATAAATTAAGAGGTAACTAATGTCAATTACACAATATACAGCTTCAGGAGAAGCTCATGGCCTTATTAATACTCTTACTAATAGCGTTGAATTCAATGATTTCAAGCATATGGCGCCGCATATCAAAGCTAAATTAGAGAAAGAAAAAAAAGAAGATGCTCGTCTAGTAAAAGTAGAATATATCAATCGTACGGGTCGTCATGAAAGGCTTACAAAGCCCTATTGCCGTTATGCTGGTGATCCTATTTTAATTTATAACTTTATTCCTGGGCGGACATATGAAATTCCTTATGGACTTGTTAAAGAAGTTAATGGTGTTCGTATGCCAAAACGTTCCGGCCTTATGGAAGTGGATGGGGAAAAAGTAACAAAAGATGGTTCCCCTTTAGAGAAAGATCAAGAAGGCGATTGGATACATAGGTTTGTTTCGGCGTCTTTATGATGGTATTTATGTAGCTTTTCTCATATAATATAGTCCTCAAATTAGGAGGTCTATATGAAAAAGTGTAGTTGTTGCGGATTAGAAAAAGATGAATCTGAATTCTTCAAGAAAAGAGAAACTTCCCTTGAAGGATTTTGCAAGAGGTGCAAGAGGCAAAAAGTTTTAGATCGGCAAGCATTAAATCCTGAAATGTATCGGGAAAAAGAAAGAATACGATCTGAACAAAGAAGAAAAACACAAGAATGGAAAGAATGGCGAAAAGACCATCAAATTAGAAAAAGAAAAGAAATAAACCAAAAAGCACGGGAATATTGGAAAAAAGAGGAAAAAGTTAAGGAAAAAGCAAAGGAATGGCGAGCGAATAATAGAGATAAAGTAAATGCCTCAATTAATCGCCATAATAAAAGAAATCCTTTTAAATCGTCTGCTAGAGCTTTTGTACGTGCAGCAATTAAAGTGGGAATTCTTATTAGACCTAGCAAATGTAGCGAGTGTCTTAAAGAATGTAAACCAGAGGCGCATCATGAAGATTACATGAAGCCTCTTGATATAATATGGCTATGCCGATCCTGTCATGGGAAAGCGCATAGAAAAAAATGGTAAGATGACTAAAAGCGTCTTACCGAAAGTAAGGCGATTTTATGACATCAGTTTCACCAGGCGATTCTACAGTTGCTTTTATTAGAAAAAAAGTAAGACGTCTTACGGCTTCTTCTGGTGAATCTGTTCTTCCAACATCTTTAATCGATGAGTATATAAATAATTTTTATAATTCTGATTTTCCTTATGCCATTAAGATTGATCAGATGAGATCGGTCTATACTTTTTTTACTGAACCAAACAGGGATCGTTACCCTTTAGATGTTAACTTCAATCAGGGAATAAGGGGACCTGTTTATATCGAAGGAATCTTAGGCGCTTTATTCAAGGATAGACAGCAATTTTTTAACTTATATCCACGATGGCCAAATTTATTTCATGAAGCCGCTAGCACTTCTACTACTTTAACAGGGTCAATCACTGGAATTGCCCAACCAACAAATCCGACTCAAATTACAAGTCCTGCACATGGGCTTGTATCTAATGCTGTGATAACTATTACAGGAGTTATAGGAATGACACAGCTTAACGGAATGACATTTACTATTACTGTGATTGATCCGAATACTTTTAGCTTAAATGGAATTGATAATACAACATTTGGGGCTTATGTTTCAGGTGGAACATGGTCAAGTACGAGCATTTTCTTTTCATTTACTTTACCTGCTCCTTTCTTAAGTAGAGAAGTTGTTATCGGTGGTGTAGATCTTTCGGGTAATCCGATTAGTATTAACGATGATGGGAATGGAAATCTTCAATTAAAAGTTCCTAATCCTGTAGTTTCTGTTCCTTTACAAACCACAAATCCAGCACTTCCAGGGATGTATAATATAAACACTGGTAATCCAGGTTTAATAAATCCTACAAATATAGGAACTGTAAATTATGTAACAGGTGATTTCTTATTCACCTTACAGACTCCTTTAGCTTTAGGTACTTTATTGACAATTTGGATTAGTCAATATCAAACTGGTCGACCTTATTCTCTTCTTTTCTGGAATAATGAATTCACAATTCGGCCAATTCCTAAACTTATTCATAAAATTGAAGTGGAAACTTTTCTAACTCCTGTTCAATTCATGGAAAGCACAGATAACCCAATTTTAAATCAATGGAGCCAATATATTGCGTTTGGATCAGCGGCCGAGATACTAAGAGATCGCCAAGATATGGAAGGTTTAGCGAATGTAATGGAAGGATTTAAACGTCAAGAAGCTTTAGTGCTAGAACGTCAAGGAATAGAAGAGATAAACACTCCAAACTATCAACTATTCAATTCTACGCAAGGATATAGCGTTTATGGTGGATGGGGACAAGGACAAGGATTTTGATAAAAATCACTAGCGACTATATGCGTACATAGCTTACACGGTAGTTCTAAATTAAAGGAAATTGAAGTTAAAGAAATCAAGAAATTGATTTTGGAAAAGGTAAAAGTAGCAGTGATTGCCAGGAAATTTAAAGTTTCTTGGAGTGTGATTGATTCGATTAAACGGAATAAAACGTGGAGGCACGTCCTCCATGAATAGAGAAAATCATGGGTGCTTATCAACCATTACATGTTAAAGGATACGAAACAGGATTAGTGCAATCCCGCGAGGAATTTATTCTTCCTAATGATGCTTATCCTATTTTAGAAAATGCTTTCGTTTGGCGAGAAAGAATTAAAAGAAGACAGGGTTTGGCAACACTTGGAAGATTACGAAGAGTTTTATCAAATTTAGCTTTAGGAAATACCGATGGTTCTGGAACCTTCTCAGGTAATATTAGATCTATATTTTCTCTTCAAGTAACAGGTGAAATTGAAGTTGGATCAATTATCGTTACGGATGGTACCAATATTTTTACAGATAATGGTTTAGGTATATTAGTTGGAGTTCCAAGTGGAAATGGAACAATCAATTATGCAACGATGGATATAACGATAACTGGAGCAACACCCGGAGCAGCTTTAACTATATCTTTTAATTATTTTCCTGGTCTTCCGGTCATGGGTTTAAGGCAAAGAGAACTGAATAATATAAATATAGAGCAATTGGTAGCATTTGATACGGTGTATGCTTATGTTTTTAATAATGGTTGGTCCGAATTTATTCCAGGAACAACATGGAACGGATCTGATTCACAATTTTTCTGGTCTACAAATTATTTTGTGGGTGATGGAAATAGAAAGATATTTTGGGTAACAAATTTCTCTGGACCATCTGGAGATCCTATAAGATATACAAATGGGACAAATTGGGTAGATTTTTCTCCTCAAATTGATGCAGCAGGAAATCTATTAAATCAATGTTTAGCTCTTGTGCCCTTTAGAGGACGTTTAGTTGCTTTTAATACTTTAGAAGGTTTAAATTTGCCTGCTTCTACTTCATTTCCAAATAGGATAAGATGGGCAGCAATTGGAACTCCTTTTACAGTTGTTTCATCAGTTGTAACAACAGTATCTCCAACAGCTTGGAGAGATGATATAAGAGGAAAAGGCGGTTTTCTTGATATACCAACTTCTGAAAATATTGTTTCTGTCGGTTTTGTGCGCGATAATTTGGTTATTTATTGTGAGCGTAGTACTTGGCAGCTACGTTATACAGGACGTACTATCGCTCCTTTCCAAATTGAAAAGGTTAATTCTGAGCTAGGGGCGGAAAGCACATTTAGTGCTGTGCAGTTTGATACTTCATTAGTAGGGATTGGAGATAAAGGAGTCGTAGAATGTGACAGTTTCAAATCTGAAAGAATAGATATAAAAATACCGGATCTGATTTTCCAATTTAACAATGAAAATCAAGGCCCTACTCGGGTACATGGTATTAGGGATTTTCAACAACGTTTAGCCTATTGGACATATCCCTATGGCCCTGGATCAGGCCCTTCAAATACCTATCCTAATAGACGTTTAATCTATAATTATGAAAATGATTCTTGGGCTATATTTGTAGATTCTTTAACAGCATTAGGAACATTTCAACCCACAAGCTCAGAACAATGGCAAGATTTTAATGTCCCTAATGAAGACACATGGGAACAAAGTAATTTTCCTTGGATAAACTTCCAAGAAGATTTTCCAGCTATTGTCGGAGGAAATCAACAGGGCTTTATAATGTATCTAAGTTCAAATTTACAGCCTAAGGTTTCTAATGATGTCACGCTTTCCATAACGAATATTACAATACCCGATGTCAATAATCTAATTATCACTAATCACAATCTTGTGTCGGGACAAGTGATTGAAATATTAGATATTCCTACAGCAACTCCATACTCGGATTTAAATGGATTGAAATTTGGCGTCATTGTTCTAGATGCCAATACAATACAAATTTGGCAATACAATCCTGATAATGAAACTTTTGATATTCCAGTTGCACTTTCAGAAGGGACTTATATTGGAGGAGGAAGAGTTGCTATATTGGATGGATTTTCCATTACTAGTAAGAAATTTAACTTTTTGGATGAAGGCCAGAATATCCAAATGGGTTTTATTGATATCTTAATGAATTCAACATCAAACGGCGCTATCAGCCTAAATGTTTATGTTGATTATAATGACAGCAATCCTGTCAATCAATTAGGACAAAATAATATCCCTGGAAGTATTCCATCTGCTCCAGATACTTTTTTCAATACTACAGTTTCAACAACAACACCAAATCCGACATCTTTACCGTCAAGTAAATATTGGCAAAGAGTTATATGCCCTGTTAGAGGAGCATTTCTAACAATAGAATGGACTCTTTCTAATGCACAATTAGTAGGCGATGAGCAAGATAACGATGTCCAAATAGATTCACAAATATTATATATAAGAAAAGCAGGTCGTCAATTACCCGTAGGAGTTTGAAAAGATCTTTTAGTTGTGGTATATTTATAACAACCATTAAAAATGAGGTTGTTATGGGAAAATGTATCTCGTGTAAGAAAGAAGTTGAATCTTTTTATGTCGGTAACAGATGCAAAGAATGTGTACATAAATATAAATTGCAATGGCAAAGAAAAAAAAATGAAAGAAAATGCGAATGGTGTCAAAAAGTTTTTTTATATCCTTCATCTAATCCGACTTGTAGCATGAAATGTAGATTATTAAACGGAAAAAAAGAAGTGAATGGGTGTTGGGAGTGGCAAGGAACCATTTCAAAAAATGGTTATGGTAAAACAACAGATAAATGTAAACACGTTATGACACATAGATTAAGTTATGAAATTTTTAAAGGGCCTATTGAAGAGGGAAAAAATGTCTGTCACAATTGTGATAACCGAAAGTGCATTAATCCCGAACATTTGTGGTTAGGCACTGATTCAGAAAATATGCAGGATGCAAAAAATAAGAAACGATTGAAAGAGTGTACACACAAAAAATTTAATGAAATGGAAGTTAATTATATTAGGCATGAACTCAAAAAAGGTTTAAAAATGAAAACTTTAGCTGATTTTTTTAAAGTTTCCATTACGCTTATTTGGTTCATAAAACACAATATGCATTATAAAAAGGAATGACATAAGTCATTAAGTATCAACATGGTGTTTAATCCGCAGATACCAAAGCCCTCTGATTTACTTTCAAATAGCCAAGGTGACCTTTTATCTAACAATGGTTTCCTTAATGCTTCATTTTCAAGAAACCATGTGCCATTAAATATTGCTACAAATAATGGCAAACATACATTCATTGAATTACCTGTTCTTTCAGCTATTCCTAATCCAACACCTCCACTTTCAGCGGGCCAAGGAACATTATATACAAAAACAGTTACTCAATCTCAAATATTTTTCACACCTGGTACATCTGGAAATGAATATCAATTAACAAGAGTAATCACAGCGTCATTTGGAAGTTTTTCTACTAATCCCGGATGGTCATTTTTGCCAGGCGGTTTGCTTATTCAATGGGGAACAATGATCTTACTCGCTAATAATTCATTAACAACAGTTAGTTTTCCTGTACCTTTTGTGAATGCAGCTAATGTTTTTTCAATTCAATTAACTAAAGTTACAACCGATAATTCTAGTACAGGACAAGAAGTTAGAGTAAGTTCAGGAAGTGTAACAGGATCTCAATTTCAAATAAGTCAATCTTCTTCATCATCATCAAATCAAGTATATTGGATGGCAATTGGCAAATGATACCACAAGATAGTCAACAGTTTGAAAGTTATGTTCCTGTCTATGACGATGTACCTGAAAAATGGGAAGAAGCAAGACAGTTCCTTGTAGAACAATTTAAGAAGATATCCAATGCTATCAATATACGTGAAATTGGATGGTATCTCGATGAAGAATTGTTAAGTGGAAAAGCTTTTATTCCTGGTGTGACAATTGCTGGGAGTAATCCAGGACAATTTAGGCAAATATTAAGAATTGTGGTTGTTATTGGACCTATTACCGCTGGAGTTATTACAATACCACATGAAATAACTAATGATGCAAATTTTACATTAATTGATTTGTGGGCAACTGCAACGAATTCAACAACTCTAACGTCCACAATTTTTGGAAATTCGGATACCATAAGAATTGTGGGACCGAATGTAGTTATAACCTCAGATGGTACTTACGATAGATGCTTCAGCGTGATCGAGTATTGCCAAGAAGCCTAAAGAAAAAAATAAAACAGGAGCAATAACATGCCAGGGATTTTTGAATCAATAGGTAATTTTTTTACTGGATCACCAGAAAAACACAAAAGAGTTTCAACACTATTAAAAAATCAACAACCTGTTCAGAATCAACTTGTAAATGCAGCACAACAGCGAGGTGCAGGAGGCGCATATGGGAATGCAGCAGATTATTATTATAATAATCTAAGTGATAATCCACAAGATTTTCAAGCATTTGCAGCACCTGAAATGCGTAGATTCAATGAAGAAATCATCCCGGGATTATCCGAACAATTCGCCGGAATGGGATCCGGTGGTTTATCTAGTTCTGGCTTTAGAAATGCTGCTGTTAATGCTGGTACAGATTTAAGCGAAAGACTAGCACAATTACGAGCGAATCTACGCTCACAAAGTGCGCAAGGATTAATGAATTTAGGAAATCAAAGTTTGGGTAACTATTCACAAGATGTAATGACAAGGCCAGGATCTGAAGGGTTTTTATCACAGGCAGCACCTTTAGTTGGTGCAGGCGCTGGATTTTTATTTGGAGGACCTGTAGGCGCTTCAATGGGTTATCAAGCAGGTAATATGTTTAAAAATTCATTTGGTGAAAATAAAGTAGGACGTAATTCTTTTTATTATGGTAATCAACAACAATCTGGATATTAAGAGGTGATCAATGTCCTATTCAGTCAGTCCCGGCAATATTTTTGGTCGTATAGGAACAGGAATAGGTAAAGGATTAGCAGAGACTGCCCCTAAAGAAATTGAAAGAGGACGTCTTACAAGAGGTTTACAAGAATTTGAAAAAGAAAGTGGTAATTTGACTCCGATGCAATCATTAGCTCGTTTAGCTTCAATTCCTGGGGCATTAGATAGACCAGAATTAGTTAGGCAATTTGGTGAATTAGCACGTCAACAAGCAAGGAGTAATGCTTTATCAAATACAATAAATGAAGAAAATCAACAAAGAAAATCTCCATTTATACCTAAAGAACAAATATCTCAGCCATCATCATCAAATGAAATACCTTCTATTACGACATCACGACCTGTAGAAGAAACTTTAGAGAATTATATTCCTAAGACATACGAACAACTTATTGATCGTGCCGGAGAACTTTTCAATAAAAATCCTGCTCTATATAATAATGATGCTAATCAAGCAATTGAAGCTGCAAACATAGAAGAACAACAAAGAAAATCAATTAATGAAGCTTATCAAACAAGAAAAACTAATGAAGAAAAAATACAAGATAATATTGTAAATAGATTACGCAAACATTCTGAAAATTTAAACATTAAAATTCCTGAAAATATTTATAGTGAAATAGAAAATAAAGCTATTCTTGCTACTAAACCTATAAAAAATGGTGGAAAGGGATTAACCGAACAACAAGCAATGAAAGAATATGGAAAAGAACTAGATGCTATTTCAAGAGATTATCAATCAATCAATAATATTGGCAGTTGGGGTGCAAGTTTAAGAAAACCAAGTGAAACATTACGGACATTATCAAATTTACAGCAAAAATTTGAAAAAAGAAATGATACTGAAAACTTTGCAGATACTCTAGGATCGACACTTCAATTATCTCCAATGATTCAATATGCCATTGCTGAACCTGTTTCTAGAGAAAAAAATATTAATAATGAGATTTCTAAATTACCTGAGTTATCTAAACTCGTAGGATATAGAAAAGGATTATCAGAAATACCACAAAGTGAAGTGGATGATAAAACATTAAAAATATCAAAAAATTTATCAGATAAAATGACAAAAAAAACAAGTCCTTTAGCTATTGCCTATGAATTAAAAAAGAAAGGATATAATCCAGAAATTTTCTTAGATTATTTGTTAAAAAATAGAAAAAAATTAAATTTGAGCGAACAACAGGGAAGACAATTAGATAAGCCTTTAAATTTAACAGGAACTTGGAATGATTGGTGGCTTTCATCTTTTTCAGGTTTAGAATAGGAGAAAATATGCAGCCTTATCAAAAAGCTGGAGAAGAATTTAAAAGACAAAGTGAGTTACCTTTAAAAGCATTGAAAACAGTTGGTTCTATTGCCGGAACTGCCGCAAGTGCTTATGCGGGTGGAAATATAATAGGAAAAGTATTACCTTTTCTTAATAGATATATACCTGAAGATCTAGCTATAAAAGGTTTGTCTAAAATAGATCCCCGTTTTGGTAAATTTATCAATAAAGCTTTATCTGCTGGAAAATCTTTTGATGAAATTAAAGATTTCATAAAAGAAAAAATAGAAACACAAGAACAAGAAGAAGAAAAATTACCTGAAATAAAAGCATTAGAAAACAAGAATGCTAACATAGAAAATTTATATAACTTAGCACAAAAAGGTAAAACTCAAGGTAATCAATTTCTAAAATTTTCCAATCAACTTATCAAGAGTCAAGATATTCCGGATTATGAAACTTTTAGTAATTTCTATAAATGGTGGCATGTTAAACCAAACGAACGTAGAGGAACAGCCAGATCGGAATTTGAATTATTTAGAAGAGAAATTGGAGATACTTTGAGAAATGATTCAATGAATCAAAAAGAAACACAATCTAATCAATCTTTGCAACAACAAACACAAGGACAGTCTCAACAAAATCAGCAACAACAGCTAGGACAAGGTCAACAGGCTTTAATGTCTATCATGCAAAAGATCAATCAAAAGCTAGGTGGATAATGTGGATGAATTGCAAGAACTCGAACAACTTCTTCGCGAACTTATGCAAGGCATTCAAGCAGTATTGCAATCTGGAGAAATGCTTTCAGATCAATTTCAAGGGCAATTAGCACAAACATTGGAATTACTAGTCAATCGAATCGATCAATTACAAGCTGAAAATCCTACTGAAGATTTACAGCCTATTCAAACACAGCCACAACTTAATGAATCAATGCCATCTAGTAATATTGAAAGTTTTGGTTATGATAATAAGAATGGAAATTTACTTGTTAGATTCCTCGGCGATTATCCTAATAGAGAAGGTCCTACTTATGCTTATTCAGGTATTCCAAGACAAATATTTGATTTATTTCAGAAAGGCGCTATTCCTGCTAGAACTAATGGAAAAAATAAATGGGGAAAATGGTGGAAAGGAAAAACGCCATCAATTGGAGCCAGTATGTATACTTTAATAAAAGGTGGCGCTTATCCATATCAGAGAATAGGTTAATATTTCCCATGAATTTTTAGATTTATATATTTATCATGATAGAATTCAACATTTTTTCTATAATATTCAGTAAATTTCTTTTCATCATCAATACGCCAATTCTGCCAAATTGCAACTATTAATAATAAAACATTTGTAAAAATTAAAAATTTCTTCATAAAAAATCTCCTTATTTTTTATTTTCTTTTATCAATTCGATAAACATTTCATATAGTTTATCAGTTCTTGCGTTTTGTTTCTCTAATTTTATATCTAATCTATCGATTTGATTATGTAAAAAAATAAAACAAGCCAAAAATACACCTATAATTGTGGCCATTTCAACAATCCATGCAACAGCTGATTTATTTTGATTCACAAAAAATCTCCTTTGCTCTAGCTCTTTCGCGACTAACTTTAATAATTTTTCCAACACTATCAAGAGTTTTATTTTTCTCTCCAAGTAATCCATATCTGTGTGTTAATACCATTGCTTCTCTCGTATCGAGAGAATTTAGTAATTTCTTTAAAACATCATCTGGATTATCAGTATTCGTTTCTATGTCTAATGGTTTTCTTCTAACCATTTCATAACCATCAATAGTAAAATCAAGATGAACTTTCTTTTTAATTCCTTCGTCTTTTATTTTATAAAGAGTTGCCTCCATTTCATTAAGTCTCTTAGCCATAAAAGCCAGAGTTCCAATTATGGATTGTTCCTTTACCATTTTGTTTAGCTCTTCAAATAACTGTCTAAATTCATATATTCTGTTATTTAAAGTTGATAATGTCGGCTCTAATAAAGATTTCTCTAGTTTAATATGAACCCCTTGAATAAAGATATTATGCAAATGCTTATAAGTATCTGCAAAAAACTTTAACTGATGTTCAATTCCATCTAATCTTTTTAAGATATCTTTTTCTTCCATGTAATTAATCCTTTTTATCGCATCTAAATTGATTATATGTTATGTACATGATTACCAAATTGTTTGTCATTGGAGTGATTTTGAAGATGATGGGACTTCTTGGTGTACTCATGCCTTTGATCGTATAAAAGGTTGGAATGATTTTCAAAACGAAGTTCATCATCCTACCCATTGGATGCCTCTTCCTAAGCCACCCACTGACAAACAATTTGGTAATCATGTACATAACATAAAATGTCCTCGCCATCTTTGGGAGCCGATTCAATAGTAAACCATTCCATTTTCTACCACCCCATTAATTTAAATTCTTCGATACAATCTAAATCCCAAATGCATCCACAGGAACAATCCCAGCCATAATACCAACAGCTTTCAAGAGATAATCTGCATGGCCATTGATATGGAGAAATAATGATGCCCTGATAAATCTTTTTCACCTCATTCCACTCTAATTGATAGGTGTCCCATTCAACATCCCAGTCCCTTGTTTTAAGTGGGTATTTCTTTGTGAATTGAAATATTTCTTCTGAAGTTTTAAGGTGAATAATTTTTGCATATTCTTTTAAAATGATATCGTAAGAATACTGTAGAGATTGTAATTGAAATCTTTCTAACTCACACCACTCCTTCCAGTTATAACCAACATTCTCAGCTTCTACGCTGAACCAAATACCATTTGGCTTAGCTTGCCAACTTAATTCAGCTTGCTCATATTTTCTTGGCTCAAGAGAAAATTTCTCATTCGTGTAGTGAATCAACCTCATCTATTGAATACCTTATTTCTTATTTTTTTGTTCAATCTCAACAAGACGGCCATGAAATTCTTTTGATTCTGCTATCAAAGTATTTGTTAAATCAAAAATCATGCGAATATTTTCAGATCTATCAGATTTAAATTGATTAGATAAATCTCTCCTATCAGCATTTGCCTCAGCTCTTAACCAAAGAAACATAGCAAGCATAAATCCAAAATTTGCACCTATAATTGTTAATGCCTGTATCCAAGAATCTATCATAAAAATCTCCTTATTTTTTATTCTTTTTTTCAATAATGCAGAGCCTTCCATGATGATCTTTTGTGCAGAAATAAAGCTCTGAAACTTCTTTTCTTATTTCTGAAATATCTCGATTAACATCATTTCTCATTTGTGTTATTGCATTATCTGTTCTATTCATGAAAAATATACATAATCCCCATGTTCCAGCGAATCCCCCACCTAATATCCAAAGTAAGACTGTTAATTCCATAAAAATCTCCTCATTTTTCATCTTCAAAATAAACTAAATCAGACATGATCTTTAAAAATACTTCTTCAAAAAGAATTGATAATTGCTTATTAGTTATTTTAAAATCTCTCAATGCATAATTGAAAATAACATCTTTTTTTAAAATTTTGAAAAGTCTATCTAAATCATCTATAGTTATATTACTATTCCTGTGGTGCAAAACTGCAGATTCAAAATCTTCGTAATGTTCGAAATATTCGCCGTTATAGAAGAAATTAGTTTTTTTCATTTTGATTTATTTCTTTCCATCGTTTTATGGTTTTTTTAGCTTTTTCAGTTCTCCAGGAATCTTCAATAAATTCTGCAATATCATGCTGATCTTCTTCAGTTTGATCGTGGATGACTAATTTTCCTTGTGTTGGTTTTAAACCTAAAGAATGTAATTCACATTTTTTTTCTTTCCAAAATGTGCATCCTTCTTTGCTAAAGGTTTGCCAAGGAGAATTTTTTCCTTCATATCCTTTTACGGCAGGTTTTAACATTTTTTCACCACCAGGTAATCCGTCATATATTAAACGATTTCCATAGCCAGTATTCATTAATATTTCCATATCGTCAGGAGTACCACAACATGGTGCGTGACACATTAAAGAACATTTCTCACAATCGCACTCTGTAGGTAGAACAGTTAATTTTTTAATTTGTGTAAAATTCATTAAAAATCCTTTTTTATTGTTATGTTTCCTTTTTCATTTTCACAACGACTAGAACGAATAAAAATATCACAATCTAATAATGTAAGAAAAATAAGAAGTTTGCCTAATGTAAATCCTTTTAATTTTCCTGAAAGAATAAGTGAAACTTTTGATTGAGATATATTAAGAATTTTACCCGCTTCAACTTGAGTTAAATCCTTCATTTTGATTATTTCTTTTATTATCTCAGCAGTTTGTTTTTTGATATCTTCTCTCATCTTAAAACCTCATTGCAATAAATATATCAGATTGGACATATTTTTGAAAGTCCGAAACTTTTCTTTAAAAATGACGTGTAATTTAATTCTTATAATATTAAATTTTAACTTTACAAGGAGAAAAATTATGTCATTCCCTTTTGCTTCATTCCCTTTTAATGCCGCTGGCGTTGATCAATTTGCCTTTCCACAGTTTCTATCACCTAATTTAAGAGCACCAACCATAAATGATATTCAGAATCCCGGTACAAGATGGATGGATAGTTCTGTAAATCCTCCTGTAATATATGAGACAACAGGTGCAGGAAATTGGAATCAAGCCGGAGGTGCTATAGCAACAACATCAACTTTTGGACAAGTTAAATTAAGTACCTTAGCACAGTTAGAAGGGGGAACAGCACCAGCGGGTGCAGTTGTTCCATTAGCAAACGATGTATTTACCTATGTTCAATCTGTCGTATTAGCAGGAGCAAATATTGCTCAAACTACAGTGACAGGTATTGTTAATTTAGCCACAAATGCTCAAGCAGTTGCAGGAACAGCAACAATTCCTGGTGTAACGGCTTTAGCGGTTCAACCTTCAAATTTAGCTGCAGTTTTTGCAGCTCCACCAGCAACGGGAAGTACAACACCTGCAGCAGGTACATTCACAAATTTAACAGCTGTTGGAACCGTTAGCCTTAATGCAACAGGAATAGGAACAACAACAATTGGAGGTTCTTCAGGAGCTATTACGATTGCTACAGGAGCGGGAAATTTTTCTTTAACAGGTGGTGGTAATACAGTAGGAATAGCCAATGATGCAGCAGCTAATATTGTCACCTTGGGTTCATTGAATGGCGCAGCCTCGTTAGCTTTACAAGCTGGTACAGGTAATTTTACACTTAATGGAGCTGCTGCAACAACATATACTATTGGTGCAGCAACAACAACAGGAACTATTACTATTGGCGGTACTGCTCAAACTGGAACAATGACTCTAGGTAGTTCTTCTGGTACTAATATAATCAATATTGGTAATGGAACTGGTGCCACCACTTTAAATCTTGTTAATGTTCAAACTGCTGGAGCATTTAATGTAGGCGCTGGAATGACAACAGGAGTTATTACGATTGGAGGAACAGCCCAAACAGGAACAATCACATTAGGTTCATCATCTGGAACAAATAGCATTTTAATTGCTAATGGTTCGGGAGCTTCTACAGTAAATATTGCTAATGTTCAAATAGCAGGTGCTGTGAATATAGGCGCTGGAATGACAACAGGAACTATTACAATAGGTGGCACAGGAGCACAAACAGGAACAATTACCATCGCCCCAGGAACAGGAGCTCAAATTGTTAATATTGCAAACGCAAGCACTGGTATAAAAACTATTAATATAGGCGCAGGATTAGTTGCAAATGTTTTGACAATTGGTTCACTAACTGGAGCCGCTTCTATGGCCCTGCAAGTTGGAACTGGTAATTTTACGCTTAATGGTGCAGCTACTTCTACTTATACTATTGGTGCAGCAACAACAACAGGAACCATTACTATTGGCGGTACTGCTCAAACTGGAACAATCACATTAGGTTCTTCATCAGGAACTAATATAGTAGCTATTTCAGCGGGAACAGGAACAAATACTCTTAATTTAGCTAGTATAGCCTCCATTTCAAATCCGAATGTTGTAAATATTGTTTCAGGTTCTATCCCAGCAGCAAACCAAACTGTCAATATAATGACAGGTATAGGAACAGCTGGAACTTATGCATTTAATGTTCTAACAGGGGCGTCAACCGGGGTTACACAAAGTATTTCAATGGCTAATGCAGCAACAGCTACTACTATAGCTATTGGTAATGCGACAGGTGCCTCTTCGATGACTTTAAAAGTAGGTACAGGTAATTTCTTATTGGATGGCGCTGCAACATCGACAATCACCTTAGGCACATCTTTAACAACAGGAACTATTACTATCGGTGGAACTGCGCAGACGGGTGCTCTTACCCTAGGTTCTTCTTCAGGTACCAATAGCGTCCTAATAGCCAATGGAGCAGGGGCAACGACCGTATCTATAGCAAACATTAGTACGAATACCAATGCGGTTAATATTGCAACGGCTTCCGGTGTGAATACAATCACTATAGGGACGATAAATTCGACTTCTGCCGTAAATATCAGGGCAGGATCAGGCAATACAAATATTACAGGTAATTTAAACTTCGTCACTTCTGGAAACAAAATTTTAAGTGCTAATGTCGGAACAACGACAGCGGCAGGTACAAATGCATTTGGTTCTGTTGCTTTAGTAGGAGGAACCGCTACAGTAGCAACAACAGCAGTAACAGCAAATTCTTTGATCTTTTTAACATGTCAAACTTTAGGAACAGTAGCGGTTGCATCTGGATATGCCGTTACTGCAAAATCAGCAGGAACAAGCTTTACAATTACTGCAAGTGCGGGAACAGATACCTCGACAATCGCATGGTTTATCATTAACTAAAAAGGAAATTAACAATGCTAAAGAATTTATCTCAATTAGAACATATCATCGAAGGTAAAGCATTTCGTTTTATTTGTGAAAATGATGCTCCAATTCACTTTGTAAAAGAAGCTCTTTTTCAATTTCAAAAGTATATTGGTCAAGTTGAAGACTATGCTAAAGCACAGCAAGCAGCTGCACCAATTGTAGAAGAAAAAAAAGAAGACCAAAAAATAGAACCTATTCAAGAGGCAGCTCATGTCTAATCCTGAATTAGATAGTTTCCAAGCTATTTTAGCAGTGAGTTTTGATTTAACAACATTGACAGGAACCTTCCAGCCATTAAATGGGCCTGGAGGGTTTTCAGATAATATAAAGATGTTGAAAATATTTAATGGTTCTGGTGTTGGTGTAGATATTAGTTACGATGGAATAAATAAACATGATTTTTGGCCATCTGGTGGCACACTTATTTTTGATTTTCAAACAAATCATCAAGATGCGCCTCCTTATGGTTCGGGAACACTCTATGGGCGTGCAGGACAAATTATTTGGGGTAGAACATCTACTACAGCAACATTTTTGCAGATTGCGGGTTATCGTTAGAATAAAAGGATTAAAATGTCACAATTTTTTCTTAATAGTGTTTCAGGTCCTATTCCGCCATCAGTTCCTACTTCTTTTGTTACAAATTCAGGAACAGCAGTACCAGTAGCTAATGTTTTAAATATATTAGGAACAACAGTTGCTGCAGGAGCTATTCCTTTTCAATTTATAGGTAGTGGAAATACTGTTACTGGCCAGATTCAATTATCTCAAGCTATTGCTTCCACTAATGCTAATAATGTAGGATTATCAGCTTTTAATAGTGCTCAGTTTACTGTAGATGCAAATGGATTTGTGTCTATTATTGGTGGTTCACCAGTAGATTCTATCACAGCAGGGGCTAATATTAACTTAACAGGAACCGCAGCTAATCCTATCATCAATTTAAATACTCAAATTTTAGAGCCAGATGGAAGTGCAGCAGCCCCTTCTTATAGCTTTACAAGCAATCATGCTACAGGCGTTTTTAGAGATACTGGCAATGGTAGATTAGCTTTTAGTACTAATGGATCAAACTTCATGGAGGGCGATTCTAGTACTTTAAGTATTTTTTCTACAACCACTTTTATGACGAATCTTCAAAGAACAGGGTTCTTAGTAACGGGATATACTGTTCCCGGAGCTTATCCTTATACCGCAATAGCTACAGACTATTATATTAGCGTCGATTCCTCAGCAGCAAGAACGATTAATCTTCCAAATGCACCTGCTGGCAATGCTAACAGAGTATTTATCATAAAAGATCGTACAGGAAATGCAGCCACTAATAATATTTCGATTACAACGCCAGGGGGGACAGTAACCTTTGATGGTTTAACTACCTATAAAATCGTTTCAAATTTCGGAGCATTACAATTTATCTTCAATGGCACTAACTACGAGGCATTTTAATGGGATTTAAGAATTATGGGGATAATGTTGGTCGTATCGTAGATCAATCTGGATTAGCTGATTTTACAACTATCGGATCGGCTCTGAATGCTATGTCAGCAGCTAGTTTAACAGGAACATTATTGATAAGACCAGGAACTTATACGGAAAATGTAACATTAATTCCTGGCATCAATCTCGCCGCTTGGAATACAGATTCAGCCAATGGAACAGTTATTATTAATGGAACCTGTACATTATCTACAGCTGGGACAGTTGATATAACAGGGATTGAACTGAAAACAAATTCTGCTCCATTTCTTACCGTATCCGGATCTGCGGCTTCAGCAGTAAATCTTTATGATTGTTTCCTTAATGCTTCTAATAATACAGGGATTAATTTTACTTCTTCAAGTGCAAGTGCATCTATTGCAATGTTTTCATGTTCTGGTAATGTGGGTACAACAGGAATAGGATTTTTTTCTCATTCTTCAGCCGGAACAATGACTATAAATGGTTGTATTCTTAATAATAGTGGGGGTACTACTACAGTTAGTACGCAATCCGCTGGCGGCCTTACTATTGAAAATAATTATTTATCATTTCCAATCTCTATAAGTTCTACAGCAACATTTAGCGGTTTATATAGTTATTTTGATACATCTAATTTAAATATTACTCCAATTACTTCTAGCGTTACCATCGGTTTAGTCACTTGTGATCTTAAAGGGGGAACTGCCGTACCTTTAATAATTAATACTAATACGGCCTATGTCCATAATTGTACATTTGCATCATCCAATATTCATTTATCAGGCGGAACGGGTACATTAGCTTACAGTCCTATTTTCCCAGGTGATTCAAATACACTTGGAACCCCAAATACATCTACAAATACGCCTCAGATTATTTCATCTATCTATACGCAAGGGTTAACATTTGACAATGTCTCTACAATGGCTAATTATGTTTCTGGTGGTAGCTTTTCACCCACAATTACAAATACCGGAACAGCCCCCACAGTAACGTATACAGATAATGTTGGGGTTTATACTCAAATAGGAAATCGTGTTTTCGTTGATGTTGCTATTGATTTAGCTTCCTATACTGCTGGAACTGGAAATGCGCAAATAACACTTACAGGAGCTCCTACACCAAGCGCCACAGCAAACAATTTTGCGGTTGGAACAATGTTGCTCAACAGTGTAACTTTTGATGCTGCAGTATTATATTATGTCGGTAGAATATCCCCAGGAAGTTTAAATTTAGGAATAATCGGAATGCGAACAGCAGCCGGGGTAACAGCATTAAGCGCAACTGGATTAAGTGCTTCAAGTGCTATTAGAGCTTCAGTTTGTTATCATGTTTAATCTGAAAAATCATTTTGAATTAGACCTTCATAACATTTACATCTTAAAATGATTTGCTTTGCTTGCTTCGTATATTCTACACCGCCTAAATAATATAAATACATTCCATGACCTATCGGAAGACCTAAATCATTTACAACTTCAGCCTCTAATATTTCAATGCTATGTAAGCATTTTTCACAGGCATCAATTCTAACACAAAATACAAATACAATAAACCAAACAAACCATTTCATAACTGCTGTCCTAAAATTTTGCATAAGATTAAAGAAAATGAAAATTTAAATCAAGGAAAATCACTGTCAATATCAAAAGAATCATTTTTAGATGTCTTGATACTGCCTTTGTAAAAATATCTGCATAATAAAAAAAGAAAGATCATAGACAAAAATATTTGAAATTCCATAGAAAATCCTAGCTTGTGAATTAAAATATTATATATAAATGTAATAAATAACAATGGAAATGAAATATGACTCACAATATATTCAAGACAATTATTATATTATTTTTCTTAACTTCCTGCCAGGCTCTTCCGGCACTATTTTCATCAGTTGAAAAAATAGCAGATGATAACGCAATCAAGTTAGAGGTATCTCATGAAGCACTTCAACAAAATACAGACTTAGAAATATCTATAAATGTGACTAATAAGGATGAAAAGAAATGAAAGAGTCAATAAAAAAAGCTATGAAACATCCGGATAAACTTGGTGAAGGTGCTAAGAAACGAAAAATGCTTCCGGCTAAAGATAAGAAAAAAGTTGTTATGCAAGAATTTAAACGCGGAACTCTACATTCTGGAAGCGGTGAAAAAGTCACAAATCCTATGCAAGCTATAGCTATAGGTTATTCAGAAGCTGGCGAATCTCGAAAGAAAAAGAAAAAATGACGAATTTAATCAGACTTATCAAAAAATCAACAAGAGAGGAACTAATCATGCATAAGAAAAAAGAACATGAAAAAAAAGAGCATCATAAAGAAATGTCTTGCAAGGGCATGAAAGAACCAAAGGGCATGAAAGAACATCACAAAGAAAAAAAACATAAGAAGTAGGCTATATGGACAAAGATTATAAACGCCTGATCAAAAAAGAAAAAGGCCTAGAAAAAGACACAAAGAAAATCTTAGATAAGGATGAGAAGCGGGATAAATTTGTTAAAGTTGGCAAGAAGGCTATGCGCAAAGGTAAATGTTAGATGCTTTTTCTACATGCCAATTTTTAAGAAAAATGTTAGTTATACCCATTTATACCTGAAATCGAGTATAAATGGGTATTTTTACTTTTCTTTTCTTTCATCTAAACTTTTAAAAATAAAATCAATAGTCTTCGCCACTTGTTTTATAAAAATCAAATAATCATCTTTTTCAATATGTTCATATGAATAATTTGCTAACATATTTATTAAAATATTAATCGTGTGGTAATTTATATGTTTTTCAGTGCATATTTCAGATTTAATTAAATTTTCTTGAATATAACTTATAATATCTATAATTAAAATTTTGATATCTTTACAATCATTAAGATCCATCATTTCCATTTAATTTCCTAAATAAATTATTTGTGTCTGATAATAATGCTTATGTTCCAAATAGTAATTATATATCTAAATAAATTCTAACTATTTTTCCGTTAGAATTTTTATCATAACGACAGGATTGTTTTGATAATATCTCAATATATTCATATGCTTTTTCTTTAGAAACTTTAAATTTTCTGCAAAGAAAAGAAACTGAACATATCCCAGAAATTTTAAAATAATTATTAATTTCTTCTAATGTTTTATCATTCATTATCATTTTTCATATTTAATATTTCGTTATATTCATTCATATGCGATCTAAGTGTATTTGAAAAATGATCAAAATCATTAATTTTTATCCTATTAAATATACAACAAATAAGAATATTTAGATAAATATCACTTTCAGTATATTTATGTAAATTAGATAAAGCAGGTACGTTTTTATCTAGATATTTAATAATATAATCGACTACTTCTTGACATTTTTTTGTATATTTTTCTTCATCTATCATTTATATCAAATCCTTTAATTTCATCATTTCATTGTGAAATTCTTGCTCAAGCGCGATCATATATTCAATATAGGCATTATCTCTATATTCAATAACAACAACACCATCACAACCATCAAAACTCAAATAATGGCATCTATCATGTCCTGTGACTGCCATCTGGTGTTGAAGTTGTGGTTTATAATATTCAGGAATTTTTCCTTTTTTTGCTAACTCATGATTTTTTTTATTGGTACACTTTATTTCTAAAAGAATTTTGCCGTCAAGGCTTATTCCATCAAGACTAGCATACATCCAATTGTAAAGCGGATTTACATGAACTTGAGGAATAAAGAGTGTATGAAATTCATTTTCTGCATAGCTTCTTGCTATAGGTTCTAAATCTATTCCCCTTTGCATCCTTTCATTAATCGGCTGGGGATCTATCCACCCTAGCTTCTCGTGTAGTAACTCTTCCCTTGTCCGCCAGGAATTAGCTCCAATTATAATAGCGGCATCACTGGCTCCAATTCCTTTCTTACGAAATTGAATCCATTCTGTGCTTCCTTGCACCAAATTTTCTACTATCATTCTACATCCTTGTAGTTGCACATAGCCAAATCACAAAAAAAGCCACCAATATCATTGTAGTGAATACTAAAGCATCAGATGAAGATTCTTCCATTATTCAACCTCTGGCTTTACAACGTTAATTTCTTTTAAATATTCTTGATGTTCATGTGCTTTTTCTTCGATCTGCTTTTTGTAAATTGTAAATTTATTTGAAGGAAGATCATCGATAATTGAAATCTTATTAGTTTCAAAAATATATTTTATTGTACTTTCTTTAATCTTCGGATCGCATAGATTGAGTAATTCTGAAAGTTCAATGGCTTGAGCGGTTGTTATGGGTTGTTGTTTTTCTTGAATGTCAAGCAGTTTTACATTTGACTTATCTTCCAGTATTTCTCCAGTTTCGAAATTTACTTTTTGTTTTTTTGCATCAGGAACAGTTTCAACTTCACTCTCGTCTAAAAAACCAAGACCACTAATACTTAAAGTAACACGTCGTTTTGCTTTGGTTTCAGCTTTCATGATTGCGTTAGCCTTTTGATCGCCTTTTAAACCGGCCAAATTAACAGCTCCTTTAGCAGAATCGACTCTACCACAATTAGTAACTGCTTTTGCCGTTACAATATAAAGATCATCAATTACTTTATCTTCCATTGAAGTGATAGAAATTCCATTAAGCTTACGCAATTGATCTGTTGCTTCTTTTCTTGTATAGAATTGAAGCTTTCCGTTTAAAGTTATGTACTCAAAGGGTCGGGTATACGGATTTAATCCAAGGCTTTTACAAACTTCATGATAATAAACAACTCTTTGTTCAGGCGTAAGCTTACTCAAATCACCCGTTAAAACAACTTGTTCAATCAAGTCAAATCCAGGACGATTATTATTTTCCATTTTAACTAATGATGTGGTCATAATTTTTTCTCCTAAAGATGGGCAAATTTTTTGTCTAATTCTAATTTTTCTAACTTTAATGCTAAATTCCTAAGCTCAAGTATTTCAAGCCGAGTATGTTCTAAAATCATCTCCATCATATTGATTTTATCTTGTATCAAAAATATCTTATCATTTATATCTATATACATGTAACGTCATCCATATTTAAGCGTCTTTGTTAAGGTATTTTTAGGAGTGGCCCCTACCACTCCTTTTTCATTTAATCTTCACTGTGTTCGCTAACACAACAATCATCTAAATATTCATTGTAAGCATCTTCGAAATGCGCAAGTGAAAGGAAGGAGGCTTCTTCTAAGTCGGTGAATTGAATATTATTTGTTTCTTCGATGTCATATTGCCTTGCAAAAATAATAATTGGAGCGATGCGATAAGCCACTTCTAATGAACAATCGAAGTAACTTGAAATTACCCGCGCAGCGTCATCTTGATATTTCTTCACTAAGTCTTGTAAATCTCTTGTTTGTCTTGTCTCAAACATATGATATATTCTCCTACTTGACAGTTATTTTCTTTTCGATTATAACCATAACACATTAAGAGATTTTATCTCAACAAAAAAAAGCAATAACAATAAAAAAAAACGGTTATGATATGAAATTAAAAGAATATATATATAAAAAACATATTCAAGCAAAATTCCTTGCTCAAGACTTAAATATGTCTGAAGCTACTATGTACAAGCTTATGAATGGTTTAGCAGACCCTCGTATTTCTACTATTTTAGCCATCGAAGAAATCACCGATGGTTATGTAACAGTGAAAGATTGGGTTTTAGAGTGTAAGGACAAAAGAAAGAATGCCAATCAAGATAAAAATGAAACTCATAACTAACATAACTTGAGTCAAAACATCTGAACATATGGCACGTTTAATCCTACGAAATAATTTCATATCTATACTCCAAGTTAAAATCAAAGGTTGCTTAAAAATATTTTATTTTACAATATATTTAAAGGCGCTCTCTATCGAATTTATCGGAAAAAAGATGAAATTGAAGAATAAGGTTTTGCTTTGTAAAGAATGTATCGATTCTTTAACACCTTTTGATGATCATATGCCTGCTTATGAATGGGCTAAAACGTGTATTTATAACAGCTCAGGAAAATTACGCACCCTTTACAATAGTGAACATGGTAATCCTGTTTTAAGAAATCTTGAAAAAGAAGGTTACATCATTACCACAGAGAAAAATGAAAAATATATCTATATAAAAGCCAAAGGTTTCCAATATTCTGACGAAAATGGAGATCTCTATTGTTTATCACCCCATATCCACGGAGAATATGATGAGTAAATTTATAAAAACTTATAAAGAAGAATTTATCAACACAGACCATGTTGTGATATTTGAAGTACAGAAATCTTGTAGTTCCTGTGATAATAAATCATATGAGATTGTAGCAAAAATGCGACACACTTCGCCGTATGATGAAGTTGTTATGTTTAGAGGATATATTTCCGAACAAGACGCTAAAACAAGTTTAATGTCAGTAATGATGCAAAAAGGACTTGCGTGAAATAAAAAAGCCCTGCCAAAAACAGGGCTTAGTAGACAGGAAAAGACAAAAACCAGTTTAATGTCGAGAAAAAACCAGTATACAAACTATCCTTAACACAAAGACTTCATTTGCAACGAAGCCGTTCGATAAGACAAAAATTCGATAAAACAAGACAGACACAATTTATAAATTCGATAATTCATAAATTTATTGATAAGACAGACAAACTATAACGTCTGTCATCTTATCGAATTTATGAATTAGCAACAACACTAATAAATTTATTGATAAGAGGTTTTAATGAAAAATATTCCAAACAATAATGTAAACGAAGAAATAATCTTAGGTCATAATCATTCGTTTGATGTTGGAATCGCAAGAAAACTTGGACTTGAAGCTGCAATCGTTTATAATCATATCATTTATTGGATATCGATTAACGCCAATAAGAAAGATTCTGAATTGATTGAGGGAAAATATTGGATGTATGAAAAACAGGAAGATATAGCAGATTTTCTTGGTTATCTTTCATATGACAGTGTAAAAAGAGCAATAAAAATTCTTTTAGAATCAGGTTTATTAATAAAAGGGAATTTTAATAAAAATCCTTTCGACAAGACTTCCTGGTATACTATAAAAAATCAAAAACTTATTTTAATTAAAAAATCTCTTGCGAAGGCGCACCCGTGCGCGATCGACAGCGTACCCGTGCGCGATCCACAGCGTACCAGTGCGCCTTCTATATATAAGGAACATAATTATAAACAAGAAGAACACCAACATCAACAACACGCGCGCGATGAGCGCGACGCGGATGATGATTTGATTTTTTCTGATAAGGAAAAAGAAGAATTAAACAACTTCACTCCTGAAGATATCCAGCAAGCTATAGAAATCACCAAGCGCGAATGCATACAGAAAGCAAATAAGTCCCAGGTGAAGTATTTCTTTAAAGTTATCGCCAATCTTCCTAAGAAAAAATCATTACCCCAGGCCGATCCGGAGAAAAATAAGAAAATCGCCCGAAAACTTGTCGCAAAAGCAAAGATCCCAAAAGGCATTATAATCGAAATTCTCTCAAAAACAGTCGAAATTGGTCAAAGTAATGGCTATAAACCCATGATTGAGATAAAATATACAGACAACGGATTCGAAGATCAGATCATAAATGCTATGCGAAAGAATGGCATAGTCTTTGAGTGGCCCTAAAATTCATTAAAAAAGGAGTTATAAATGAATAAAGAAGAATTTATCAGTGAAATTGAATTTTGCCCCGATTGGGTACACACAAAAAGCGATGCTTTAGACTATTCAAGACATTTAAATTATAGATTAATACAACAAAAATCTAATTATAATTTATTGTTTTCTTTAATAAAAGAATATTATCCTGATTTTCTTGATACTATAATAGAAAAAATAGAAGAAAATCAATTTATTTACGATACTATCTATAATGATACTTATCACCCAGCTATAGCAGAAGCAAGAACAAAACAAAATATAAATGTAGTCAAATAGACGCATTTAAAAGCCCCACAACGAAAAAATTATAAAAACACAGGGAAATCCTCAACACAAAGAAATTATCGCAACAGAAACGTTCCCTGTGCGTTTAATCAGCGAAGCCAATAACTTCGACCATTGGACAAAAAAATATAAACGAAAAAAGAATATTCAAAAAATGATTTGGTTTTACTTTATCACAGCTCCACCAATCCCTCTCCCATGCGAAGTACACCTAACTCGCTATGGAAAAAAACTACTCGATCAAGATAACCTGGTCCATTGCTTTAAATCAGCAATCGATCAGATAGCAAGTCATATCATCCCAGGATTAAAACCCGGACAAGCTGATAGCTCAATACACATATCCTGGCACTATCACCAAGAAATAGCTAAATTCTATGCTTTTAAAATGGAAATATGTAAATGAATGAATTACTCAACCGTTCCCTTTTTATTCCAAAGTATCAAAATATGTATTTACAAAATCAACTAAAATACTTTTTGGACTATCAAATTCCTTGCAAAGTTTACATGAAATGTATAAACAAGCTATTATTATACTAAAAGCTTCTTCGATTGTAATTTCTTCAGGTAAAACATTAGCAATAGCTTTTATATATTTATTATTATTTTTAGATTCCATCATTTCCTCTGTTTAAGTAACATTGTTCGTAATTGCTCAATCTCTTCCTGTTGTTTCAATATAATCTTTAACGCCTCATTAAGCTTTGCAAATTGTGCTTTATGGTTGCGCCTATTGCTATCCTGAATTAAAGCTAATTCCTTCCGAAATAAGCTCATTTCATCATTAGGCTCAAAAAAATCTAGTTGTACATTAAACATATTTATTAATTTAAATTATTTAATAAGAAATTGTTTACTAATTGTAGAGCACATGGATAATCATCTTTTTCAAGTGACATCATTAACCTATAAACATTAAATCATCTTTTTTAACCATCATATATTCATAATCACTCGGATTGAATGGTTTTGTAATAATATGCCACCCGTTTTTAGTTGGATATTCCATAATAATTAATTCTGTATTACTTAATTGAAGTTTCGCATGTTTGTATTCTTCTTGACTATCGCAATCTATCAAAAAATTGCTTTGTATCCTCGCATTTGGATTCATTAAGCAACTAAAGAATCGGTTCTTTATGTCGCAATAGAATGATTTAAGCTCATGCATGTTTGAATAGTCAGTCTCTAATTGGCGTCTTTTAAACTCATGAATAGCTTTTGACATATCTCGTTCGTTAATAGATGAATAAATACGATACCCCTGATATGAAGTCTTTTGTAACTCGTGTAATTCACGTACGTGCGCTTTCCATTCTTGCATATCCCGTGAGATTCTTTTGATAGCTTTCCTTTGAGCATTTTCCTCCTCTCCATCTTTGTTTCTCCTTAACAAAATAATGCCACGCACTCCCTCGGTAAACATCTCTGGAATAGAATCAATGTCCTCAATTAATTTATTATTAATGAGTTTATTCATTTGTTTCATATCTCCTTATGATTCTAGATGTTCAATCAATCTGCTTGTTACTTCTTCAATAAAAATATCTAATGCCGTATCATAATCATTTGTACAATAAGATGCCCGAATAAATTCACAAGTACATACAGACAATACATTTAAAATTTCTTTAGTAAATTCAGGACCTTTTTTTTCTGTTTTACTATTCATTAATTTTAAAACTTCACCAGCAACTTCACCAATATCCATACCAATCCCCATAACTTTATAAATTTTATCCTAACATCATATCACACTAGACAAATATTCTACACTATGTTTTAAATAGAATTATATATTAAATATTTACTTATAAGGTGTCACAGTGCCAGCAGGACGTCCCCGAATTATTTCTTTACCACCAAATGAAACCATTAAATTGGGTCAAGAACTTGTCATCTGGGCAACAGAAAAAACAAGCGAAATTAGAACTTCTTTTTGTTTCTTTTATAATCTAAAAAAAGGAATAACATATAAAGAATGGAAAGAACTTAAACAAAAACAAGAATTTAGACCCTATTATGAAAAAGCACGTGCAGCTCTAGCACAAAAACTTCATTCCCAGGCACTTGAAAAAGGTCTTTCACATCGCTATATTAGAATGTACGATCAAGAAATGGCCGAAAATGAAAATCAAGATAAACAAGATGATCTTGATAGAGAACTCGAACAAAAGAAAAGATTGATTGATCATCAAGCATCAAAAGAAAATAAAAATATCTCTCCCATACAAGATCAAATAGATCAACGTCATGAAATCATGATGCTTAAATCCGAAATAACCAGGTTAAAAGCTAATGCCAACAAGCCAGAAACAGGATCAGAGTTTCACGGAAGCAACCCGTCGCTTTAATATATGGGTAGGATCTGTAAGCGCTGGTAAAACATATTCAAGCCTAGAAAGATTTATCTATGATCTAAAAAATGGTCCGCCAGGCGAAGCCATGATCATAGGTGTTAATAGAACTTCTATTCAAAGAAATATACTCACTCATCTATATACACAATTAGGTTTTCCTTGTCCTACAGAGAAATCACAAAAGGATGAAATATATGGACGTGTACTTTGGTTTGTCGGTGCTCCAGATGTTAGCAGTGTATCTACTATACAAGGAGCTACGCTTGCGCTAGCTTATGTCGATGAAGCTACATGTTTACCAGAACCTTTTTGGAAGATGTTAGAATCACGTATGCGTGTGCCTGGCGCAAAGATATTAGCCACATGCAATCCTGAAGGTCCAGCCCATTGGCTTAAGAAAGATTATATCGATAATAAAGCATTAGATCTTGTTTGCTTTCAATTTAATCTTGAAGATAACCCAACCCTTGATGAAGCCTATAAACAACAACTCAAAGCTTCCTATACTGGAATGTGGTATAAGCGCTATATATTAGGTGAATGGACTCTTGCAACAGGTGCCATATATGACACATACGATCATCTCAATGAATATGTTTTGGACTATCCTACCCCATCGTATTATATCGTTGGGATCGACTATGGCACTACAAATGCTACAGCTGCCGTCCTTGTCGGTGTTACGCCAAATAAATGGCCACAATTGCACGTCGAAAAGGAATATTACTATGATAGTGCCAAAGCCGGACGTGCTAAAACAGACGCTGAACTGGTCAAAGACATCAAAGATTTTATCGGTTATAAAAGTATATCGGCGATTTATCTTGATCCATCAGCAGCTTCCCTCAAGATTGCCCTTCGTCAATCAAATTTGCCGGTTCTTGATGCGATTAATGATGTTGTCCCAGGAATAAAGACAGTCGGTAAATTTATAGCAGGTAAGAATTTAGTTATACACAAATCATGTAGAACATTGATAGATCATATACAATCTTACGCCTGGTGTCCTAAAGCAGCAGATCGAGGCGAAGATAAACCTATTAAGAAAAACGATCACATCACAGATGCCCTTAGATATAGTTGTCACACAGCTTTTCCTCAAGGAGAATTCGACTCACCAGATGAAAACCTTACTATAGATCAGATAAGGCGTAAAGTTTATGAAGAGAATGAAGGATATGGCTATATGAATCCTGGCATTGGTGGGGGATATTTTTAAAAAATGCATGAAGAATGGACGAAAACAAGTCAATCACTTCCAGATGTCAAAGCAGGCAAATTTAGAGTAAAAAGACAAGATAATATTGAATTAGATGCTTTTTTCTATGCAGATGCTATGGCTTGGATAGCATATTATGGACTAAAAACTTGTCATTGGTGGAATGCCACAGGAAATCATGAAAGACTAGACGATGTAATAGAATGGAAAACAATACCTAAGAATTAAAAATACATATGCATTAAATATTTACTATATGATAAATTAAATATTTAATTATGTTTGGTGATTCATGGGATCGTATGATCGTGGTGGATATGTAAGAAATACTAGTGGCTATATTGATCCTATGGATGTTGGCGCAAAACATATGCGTCAACGAAAGGATGACTTCTATCAAGCCAACTATACCGGAAATTCAGCATTATGGGCTCAAGGATATATTGATAAAAGATTTAAAGTAGGTGATCAAAGTCTTTATTCTTGGGCTACAGGAAATAATTTTAATCAAAATGCTTATAGATACTTCTTCAACTTGATTCGCAGACATATTAATATGATCTGTGGATATCAACGAAAGAATCGTAAATCTACAATTACATTACCTTTGCATGGGGATGAAGATGCTTTAGCAGATGATTATAACATGGTTTTAAGATGGTGTGAAGATAGATCAGGATTTCAAGAATATCTTTCGCAAGTATTTGAGGGCTCATGTGATACTGGAATGACACTTCTATATATGTATCCTGATTATACTTTAGATCCTATTTCAGGCGATCTTTTTGATGATTCAGTTTCATATAATAATTTTCTAATTGATCAATACTATAGAAAGCAAGACTTAACAGATTGTAACGGGATATGGAGAAGACGTTGGACATCTAAAGAAGGGGCTAAAGCATTAGTACCAGGTTATTCAAAAGAAATAGATAAAATGAAACCTTCTGGTATGAAAGATGGGCGTTTTCCTGTTCAAGCAGAGCTTCAGAATGTAGCATTAAACAATCTATTTACATATGATGAATTCCTTTATAGAACTACACGTGAAGCGACTATCATTATTGATCCTAAATCTGGTGAATCTGTTGAATGGGAAGATGATGAAGAAGATCAAGATGATATGATGGAACAAGTTCTTGCGCAACAGCCTTGGTTACAAGTTAAGAAAATGCAAGTGCCTACAGTTAGACTTTCAATTGCATTAGGAGATAAAGAAATATATGACGGACCTAACCTCCTTTCGATTGATTCCTACCCCTGTGTGCCTTCTTTATGTTATTATGAGCCTGATATTAGTAATTTTTCGTGGCGCTGTATGGGCGTCATCAGAAATCTCAGAGATCCTCAATTCTTATATAACATGCGCAAAGTTATTGAACTCGAAATACTCCAATCTCAAATTAACTCTGGGTGGATTTTTCCAATTGATGCAGTAACAGATATAAAAGCGTTTAGGCAGTCGGGACAAGGATTTTTAGTGCCTTTAAAAGCTGGTCACTTACCAAATGAAGTGCAGAGAATAGAACCAGCAGCAATACCACAATCATTACTTGAATTAAGCGCAAGTTTAAGCGAAGATATTACAAAAATATCAGGTGTGAATGAAGAATTACTCGGCGCAGCGACTGACGATAAGAGCGGTATACTCTCCATGCTGCGCCAAGGAGCAGGACTTACGACATTGCAAACTATCTTCGACAAGCTCGATTATACTCAGCGATTGTATGGGAAAATACGCCTACAAGCAATTCGGAAAAACTTCAGTAAGGGTAAAGTACGTAATATCCTTGGTCATGAAGCAGATTCAAGATTCTGGACAAGTCACAGCCAAAAGTATTCCATTGCTGTCGAAGAGGGTAACTATTCAACTAGCCAAAGGCAAATGGAGCTCCAACAATTACTTCACTTTAAAGAATTGGGGATCGGTATCGCCGACAAATCAATCTTACGAGCAGCTTTTATCACAAACAAGCGAGAAGTTATTGCCGATATGGAAGAACAAAATCAACAACAACAACAAATGCAACAATCACAAGCACAACAACAAGCCCAAGTAGATCAAAGTAAGATTATGGCTACAATGGCAAAAGCTCGTCTTGATATGGCTAAAGAACAAGAAAGCTATGCTAAAGTAGAAGATCTACATGCTGATTCTGATCATAAGCGTGCTCAAACAGAATTAGACCTTGTTAAATCTATGGTAGAACTTGAATCTTTAGATCTAGAAATGATTGGTAGATCTTATGAAATTGCTATGGCAATAAAAGGTCAAAATACACAAAATACAGAAAAAACAGCCCTGGCAGGCTAAGGAGTATATATGGCACATAGCAAAGAGGCTCATGCTAAAAAAAATGCAATGGGTCAATTTAATGAAGGTCATCATGAAAAGAAAATGGAACCATTATCTTATGCAGATGGTAAATATACATCTGGTGAAATGGAGAATCCAGAGCACCTAAAGAAATCTGTAGATATGTTAGCTGCTTATGCAAGAAAGCATAAAATGAACTATCCTTAATAATTTAAAAGGAAGCTAAACCGTAAATATAGCTCGCTAGTCGGCAGCTAGAGGCAGCGTCGTAATAGGGATATCGCTAGCAGAGAATACCTAACGTAAAAGCTAGGGTTGGCCTGGATTTACCTAGACTAAAATAATCCAGGACGTATTTAAAGGATATATTATGAAAGAATATTCATCGGCATTTTTTTATAAATCAGAAAATTATACTGGTCCTATTGCTATAAATATGCAAGTTTCAAAAGAATTTGATGCATATCATAAAAATTTAGTCATTCAGATAAATTTAAATAAAGAATTAATGGAGGATTATGAAAAAAAGACACCATGCACCTGATTATTTAAAGAATAAAGATGCTGATGTAATTCCTAAAGGATGGGGATCATCCGAATCAAACAAACAATGGGAAATTGATGTAGGTTCAAGCGTGTTTCCGAAATATGGTGATAATCCTAAAGATGCTTTTCTTGCAGGTAATGGTAGAGTAAGACCTCAACCACATAAAATGATAAATGAGACAGATCACTAATGGATATCACTCAAGAAATGAAAGATCAAGAAAAAATCATTGAATTATTAAAAGAAATTATTCAATTACTTAATTTAATACAAAGAAATACTTTTCCCGGTCATTAATGAAACTTAGAAAAAGAAAAACAGCCGGACAATTAGCCCATAAAGCAGCATCTGACACAACGAAATATAATGCTCTTGAAGTTGGTTACGCTATGACCGATGATGTCATGGAACAAATTCGTATATGTATAAATAACCATAATTCAATAATCGATGAGAATGAATATTGCATTGTCCGAGTTATTGCAGGAGATCCACTTATTTCTAATGCTAGACGATTTAAATATTATGCCTGGATGTATTTACCTAGTCCAAGACCTAATCAAGCGGTTTTTTTATATAATAAGACAAAGAATTCTATCCGAAGATTATGGGTATTGCCATCGGATGCGGTGATGGCTGAACTTCATGAGTTATCTCATGTTAATAAAAGATATCAAACTATGAAGATTTGGACGGATGCCTTCTATAAAACATGGAAGTTCATTCCATATAAGGGAATGGGTCAACATCTGACAAAAGGAGTTATTCAAACAAAATATATTAATTTTAAAGGGGAATTGACTGATTCACCGGGTGAATTTGTCAATACTGATCCAACTAAGTTCTGGGAATTCATCAGACATATGCATGATATAGACATGCTTTCAGAACATGAATATTTTCTAGCTCATCGCGAGGAACTTATCAAGGCAGGTTGTAAGATCCCTGATTCTAACTTTTCCGATGCCTTTGATTTTAGTAAAATCTCTGTCAAACAATTCGTAGACTCGCAAGATTCCATTATCGATTAAGACTTTTTCAGTCTGTTTCTGAAGGCATAATACGCCAATTGGCATATCGCCAGTCATATAATGAACCATTTTTCTATAATTTTGTAGACTTTCAAGAAGTTTCTTGTTAATTTTTTTTATATCAGATTTTTTTAATTTTAAATCACTCATGGAGAGCCTTTAATGAATCCAGTAATACAAGAAAATATCCCAGAAAAAGTTAATGAACAACAAAAACAATCTAATATACCACAAATTCAACCTAATGTACAAGAAGCAATCAATATCAATAATAATCAATCCGAAATGGATAGAAAATCTTCACCACCAATTAAGTCAGAAGAAAATCAAGCAAACTGGAAAGCTTTCAGAGAACAGAAGGAAGTTGAAAGAAAAGCTAGAGAAGCCGCAGAAAAACGGGCAATAGAGAAAGCAGCAGAGGCCGAAGCTCTTAAAGCGGCATTAGAATCGGCTATTTCAAATAAATCATCAAATAATAGACATCAATATGACGATGATCGCGAAATATCTGAAACAGAAGAAGAACGTATTGATAAACGCGTTAAAGCTATACTAGCAGAAAGAGAAATTCAATCAGAAAAAGAAAAACAAGAGCGCGAAAGACAATCTCTACCTGATAAAATGACTCAAGTTTATCCAGATTTCAATAAAGTATGTAAGACAGAAAACTTTGATTATCTTGAATATCATCATCCCGTCATTTATAATGCTTTGAAAAATAGAGGAGATTCTTTTGAATCTTGGTCACAGATTTACCAAGCCATTAAGCAATATGTTCCTAATTTAGATGCTAAACAAGATTCACACAAAGCAGAAAAGAATCTTATGAAACCGCAATCTATTTCATCTCCAGGGAATACACAAGGTGGAAATGCTATGCCATCAGCTAGATTAGATGAGGCACGTAAAGCAGAGAATTGGGCTAGGATGCAACGTACATTGAAAGGATTAAGCTAATGAAAAACTTTGAATATACTGAAAATGATTATCAAGAACTAGAAGCAGCGTTGATGAGAAGCAATGCTGTATCTTACGGAAGGCCTGACCAATATCAATATTATCAAAATGAATTATCAAAACATATAGCTTCGTTTCTTCTTAGACCATATAGGATGAAGAAGATGGAAGAAAAGAAAAATCAAGATAATGATGAAAAAACTTGAAAGAAATAGGAATATTTTTATTTTTTATATTTCTATTGTTATAATAAAAATAAACAAAACAAAACCCAACGTAACACAAAAAAACCCAAATTAACATAACTTAAATTAATATATTTCATTTAATTGATATCACTAAGGATAGAATTCATGGCTTGGGTTAATAATGAAAGTACATGCATGCTATGGCCCAAGTCATTTTTTTCTTTTTTGCTTAAACAATCCAAATCCACATTCATAGCACATTGTTTATCTCTATTCAATTGATTAAAGCATTTCTTTTTTCGTATATCAATTTTGTGCTTTATTTTGTTTGCTGGAAGTATTTTTAATCCATCATCAACAACTGATTGAGTAGATTTATAACCCTGTTTTTCTAAATATTGTTTTAACTGAATTAAAGGTCCAATAAATACCCATGGTTTATTAGGAATATCTTCGATATCCAAGGCTTTTTCAATAATATTTTTAGGAATAAATTTATCATATTCTATCCAACCTTGATTTTTCAAGAAAACGAATGCATCTTTAACTTTTTTCATATATAATCCTGATTAAAAAAATAAACAAAACATAACTTATCATACCCAAATTCAACCCAACCCAACTAAAAAAAACTTAGGAACTTAAAAATTAATAGACAAAACATAACTCACATCAACCCGACAAAGGAATTAATAAGATTATACACAAAACGTAACACAACTTGCATAAACTCAACTTAACGTAACGTAACGTAACTAAACTTAGGAATTTAAAAATTAATAGACAAAACAAAACGTAGAATAACTCAACATAACCGGTCACAGCCCAACTAAACTCAACTTAACCTAAGTATATTCTTTAAGCGCTTCCAACGTAAAACGGCCATATGTTCCCGTTGCTTTCTCTGGTCTAAGTTCACAAAGACCAAATTCAAAGCCAGCGGTATCTATAATACGTTTTAATTGCTCAATGGAAAGCAATTCGGTGTTTAAATATAAATCAAACTTCACTTCCCACTTATTGAAAATAGGACGCGTTCGTACAATGCGAGCTCTATTAACAACAACAGTCTCAGCAAAGACATGTAATTGCTCATCGTTTTTATTGACAATTTGCCATAACTGCTCGCTATTCTTTCCTTCATAGCCAATTAAT